ACGAGATCGCTCAGTGTCTCGTGGGCTCGGAGATGTGTATAAGAGACAGAATGTATCCTGAGCCGCAGTAGGCTTGGTGACAGATCTCTTAGAAACGGAAACATTATAAGAGAAGGATTGATTTTCCCAAGTTACATTAATAGTCTAACTATCTGTAATTGTAGTTAATATAGTAGGACTATACACAATTCCTTCTGTTATATCTGTAGTAGATCCATCTGAATAATGTGCTACAATCTTTCCTCCCGTTGTATCGAGAGTATTTCCATACTGATAGCTAGTCTTAGTAGGAGCTACAAAGGAGTAACTAACAATAGAAGGATTAACTGTAATATCTAAAGTAGTCTAAACTGTAATATCATCTTCTGTGTATTGGATAGTTATAAATGCCGTATCATCAGTAACAATAGTAGGTGAATATGTGTAGTTACTGACTACCATAGAGGTAGAGAGTGGTGGATTTGTGTAGTATGCCGTGACCACCATTCCCGCAGGATCAAATTCGTCTCCATTTGTATAAGTTAATTTGTCTGGCGGAGTTGTAACCCCTATAGATGATAAGGTATATTCAATAGTTCCGCCAGATATAGATAAAATAGCTTCAGGCATCTCTGCTGGAGTAAATGTGTTAGTAGAGCCGGTCTTTGCACGGATCGCCGCAGCTATAAGTTCTAAATATTCTCTTTCAACTAGTACATTAGCCATTAGAATTCCACCTCATTTACTACTTCAATCTCAGCTAAGGCATTGTCTATCATAGATTGTACCTATTGTTGAGTAATAGCCTTGGCCTCTACTTCATCAATAGCAGCTTGAACATTTGTGGCTGTTAATCCAGATTCCGTATTACTATATGGTAAATTACTCGCACCAATATTAGCTAACTGTTGAATAATCATATTATTAATATCAACAGAAGAAGGAATTTGGAGATTATTAATCCTATTGTTTGCGGCGGTTACCCCTGCGGATGCGTTATTGGCAGTAGCTAGAGCTGTTGAAGCATCATTTGCCGCAGTAGAAGCAGTTGTCTGTGCATTATTTAGTAAAGCCTTTAGAGCCTCAATAGCTGCTTGTACTGTTGTTGCATTAATTTGGGTAACGGTATCATTGTAAGAAATCTATGAAGCTGTACCTGGTGCAGTCTCCAATACTTGTCCAGTAATATTAATAGTAGTATCGGCCGTCATTTCTTGATAATGAGTAAAGTTACTAATAATACCCATTACAGTTAAGAAATATTCTTTAGTGCCAGATGTAGCACCACTATATCTTATAGTAACAGTATTACCATTACTCATTTCTGCTCCAAGATTGACTAAACCTCCGTCCACAGTTGAAATCATTACCTATGGTATATTATAAGGAGTATATTCAAATGTGAATGGTAAAGTTACTGTTGCAGACCCAGCAGAACTTAAAGATAATGTTAGAGCAGGAGAATTGAGAATTACAAATGAAGTATCTTCTGTACTAGCCATATATACTGGGAATTGATAATATCTCCAAGCCTATCCCTCATCTAAATATCTACCAGCGCTTACTGTTCCATAAAGAGAAGTGGTAGCACTTGCTTCGACTGGAGTAGGAGTGCCTATACTGTCAATCTACTCAACAAGAGAAGTAATAGTCGGGCTAGACAGAGTACCTTGGACATTTACATTATCATGGAATATTGTATTCCAAGCAACATCCATTTGGTCATCCGCAGTAGCTCGCATTCCGATTCCTATTCCACTCCCGCCGTTTCTAAAGTCCATAAAGACTTCTCCAGATAAGACTGAGACACTTGGTAGCTAATAAGTCAAACCAACAAAGTCTGTAATTGTACCAGATAATAGGAAACTCAAATCAATACTCATATTATTTAATGTATAACTTCCACTACCAGTAGCAGATGTTATAGCAATAGTATTGGAGTTTTCACTGTCATAAGCAATTACTAAAGAGCCTGCGGAAGTGCCGCTATTATAACTCGTCTCACCATAATCTACGGGTGAGATACTCCAAGAATAGTCAACTTTAATATTTGTGCCATTAACCTCATCAGGGATCCCGGCCGCATCTACTCTATAAGCAGAGATTTGGACATTTGGCTGAGAATATAGGTAAGCCCTCATTTGTGCTATTGTTGTAGTAGTATCTTTATCGTATACAACAATTTCCTATTCTTCACTTGTTCTACCAAAATTATCTGTTACATAAGCAAATACTTTAAATAGCTGTCCTTCTGTATATGGGACAGTTGTATATGGGCCTAAATTAAAGGTTAGATTAGATTGATTTAGTATCTACACCTAATCTCCAAACAGAATACTAATTGTTAGAGCAGAGTTAGCGTAGGATTGACTGGTACCACTCCATACTACAGCGAAGTAATCCGATCTGTTAGCCAAGACCGCATTTACACTGTTATGATTATAATATTTGCGGAGACAGGTAGTAGAAGCCAGGCTAGGTGTCAAAGTAGGGTCAACCGTACATTCTACACTAGTAGAAATTAGTTGATTACCATCTGAGAATTGTCCATTAATATAGAAGAAGTCGGCTACATTAGTTGCTGTTGTTGAAGGTGTAAAAGTAATATAAACAGGCATTAAACCTGTAGCAGTAGTCATATACTGCTCTAGTGAAGATGGAAGTGTTACTGTAGCTCCATTAGAACTAATTGCAACACTCTAGATTACATTAGTAGATACTCCCATAGCAATATTTACTTGAGTTACCGCAGTAGAAGGTACATCATCGCTTCCCTTAACGGTAATTGTATCTTTTCCAAGTTGAGCAGGAGTATTAGAAAAACTGTAACTAATTGTGTTACCAATAACCATTAATGTCTAAATATCCTGACTACCACCTGCGGAAGTTAGATCTATAGTGTCGCTAATCGTATATGCTTTAGTATCAGCTTCATATACATAATTTTCATCTGGTACTAAATCATCATTATCCTAAACTATAGTTACTCTATAGGATTGGATACTTTCTTTACTATTGACATTAAAACTACCAATCTCATAATATCTGATCGCATAATCGGTATTAGGAGTAAGTACTCTATACTTAGGAACTTTAGACTTTCTATCAAGAACTCCATTAGTATATAAGAAACATCTAGGATAAATAATAAGTCCATTTCCCCCTCTTGAAGTAAAGGCGTAATAGAGCTTATATGAATTATTAGATTCTGGAGATAAAAGGAATTTACCTCCAGTATCTGTTGTGGAATTAATCCACGTCTGCTGATTAGCCTTATAATATCTAATCATTAAATTTCTTTCTATATCATCTGAATATCCCGGAGCTAAGAGAGCACTAATCATATCTCCTAGCGGGGATGTCAGCCTGATACAATCATTAAATAATGCCATAACCTTATTCCTCCCATACAATACTTAAATTTCCTGTAGCCTATGGTTTAAATACATAATGACCTATTCTCAATCTATTATCAATTATACCATTAGTAATAGAGAATGTATCGCCGTTAATATAAGCTACTTTATTTGCACCATTATAAAATCCCATTTCATCAGAAGAAATTACTGTTTTTAAATTTGTGCTATTACTACCAATAGTAAGACCATTTGTAGAATCAAATTTCAAGAACTCTCCATACACAGCAATTTGCGCATCTGTATAATCTTTACCTTCTTGGATAATCTGATTTAAACTATCTGGATCAAACATACCAATAGTAAGAGAATTAGCGGCTATTTTATCTGCGGTAATGGCGTTAGTAGCTATCTTATCAGACGTAATAGCATTTGCCGCAATCTTATCTGCGGTGATTGCATTTGTCATAATTACATCACTGGATAGAGAGCCAGACATAATCTCGTCAGCGGTAATAGTCTTATCTGTTAAACTGCCGCCGTCGATAGTCTCTTGAGATAATTGCGGAGTTCCATTGATTTCATTTAACGTAAGCACTATAGATTTAATAGTTCCATCTTCACTTTTTCCAGTAATTAACAATCTCTCAGTCTCTAAAGTACCAGTTTTAATTAATCCTGCATCTAATTCTAAAATCTTTGCACTAGTAATACTAGCATCCTGAATTTTTGCGGCTGTAATTGCGGCGTCCTGAATTTTAGCAGAATCAATAGCAGCATTAGCTATCTTTCCATTAGTTACTGCTAAGTTAGCTATCTTACCCTCAGTAACCGTCAAATCCGCAATCTTACCAGTAGTTACAGCCAAATTATCAATCTTAGCACTAGTAATTGCCGCATCATCAATCTTGGCCGCAACAATAGCAGCATCCTATATTTGGGTTGTGCCTATAGCTGCGTTAGCTATCTTTGCTGTTGTTACAGCTAAATCTTGGATTTTACCTGTAGTAATTGCGGCGGATACGATATGAGTAGAATCGATGGTAGCTAATGCAATCTTAGCACCTGTAATCTCGCTGTTACCAATCTGAGCATTTCCGATTGCTCCATTCTGAATCTTTGCTCTTGATATTGAAGCATTGGCAATATTAGCTTCTGTAATTGCGGCTTGACCAATTTTAGCATTTGTAATTGCGCCGTCTTGGATATTAGCAGACCCAATAGAAATCTGATCTTCAATCTCTTCTATTGTTAACCCTCCGCCACCTTCAACATCAGACCAAGTAATATCATAGTCAGTATCACTATTCTTTACCAAAGCCTAACCTTGAGTACCACCGGCCGGCAATCCACTTGCATTTATATCTACTTTAGAACTATCAATTCTTCCATCTTGTGTAGTTACTAAAGATACAGTCTCAGCAGAACTAACTGCACCGCTTACATAAGTAACAAGAGAAGAAAGATTTGTAGATAAAATACAAGTATTACTTTCTGGAGATTGCGGGTAGGACTGCATAGAAATTATACGGTGCTTTTCATTAGTCCCACCAGTCTTACTCTTTAGCCATATAGTATCTCCAACATTATAATCAAATACATCTAAACCAGAAATTGCGGCTAGGTCAATTACCGTGGCACTATAACTTTTAGTAGGTTTAGCCAAGGTTTCTAGTTTCTCAATAGCGTCATCCCGCAAGTTCTCGGCTACTATGTATCTATTATCTTCCCAATACATAGCAATAACTTTATTTGAATATTCATTATTGTCTACGTAATCTTTGCCATCATTTACACTTGCTATTGTTAAACCATTTGCTCCTACTGGATAAATACGAGTTACTAAATCATAAGTATCACTACTTACAGATAAAGAGCGTAGGTTTAAATCTTCCATAAAATAGGCACCTTTATCTTCACCTATTTTATCGTTAAATACAATTACCTTATTTATGGCATCTACTGAAATCTCTGCCATATATAAATTTAAAGCACTTTGGATTATATCCCAAATACTTTTCTATGTCTATCTTAAAGTTCTTTTCTTTTGGATATTACTCTAAACAGTCCAGCCACTCTCAGCTACATAAGAAAGAGCCAACTGAATACAGGATAGCGGAGTCTTTTTTACAGATTCAAAGTTCTTTATTGGAGTGCCCTTTAATTCCTCTACATTGATAACAGCAACTACATTAACCATATCATTACTTGTATTAATGCTAATCTCTTTAATAATGAACTCGTTATCTGGGGTGCGGATGTAGTATTCCTCTCTTATCCTATCTAATTCAGTCCGAGGCATGCTAAAGCTGATCTAAGTCTCACCATTCACTTCCTCACTAATGCATAGCCCCTAGTAATTAACTAAGGGCTATATAGCATTGTGGGATGTATCATATACTCTAAGCATTACATCCACCTTCCATTATACGCAATACTGATAGTTGGGGTGCCGCTTCCGATATATAGAGTATTAGAACCTCCCTTAATTACTGGGAAACTCCAAGCCTCATAATCTTCAATTTTATTATCTCCATCGGCTGTAATTGTCCCTTTTTCACTATCTATAACAATAGCAATATCAGTTGACATAATATTTTTAATTGGATAAGAAACTCCATTTATTGTTAAATCCATTTCTAAATAACCCATATCTGGTGATATGGTAATAACACATGGAACTTCTTGATTCCCTTTTGCAGTAAATGTCCAAGTCTCTCCCATTGCCATCGTATGACTAAGAGTTTCTCTATCTGCAACCTTTATTCCTTGGAAACTTACCGTTACAATTCTAGCCATATGATTAATCCTCTCATCATCTGCGGAAGTGACCCATCCATCTATTCCCCAATCGCATCCTTCTACTTTAACCAGCGATTTTTGCATGGCCGCATATAGATTAGAGCAATTAGCTTCAAGATCGCCTAAGTCATCTCCCTCGACTAGAATTGAATATTGAGCTGTGGTATATTGTACTGTCTGCTCAAAGAAGAGAGGTTGGTGAGCCCCTCTCAGCCAATCACTATATGTGGTGACTGTGGAATACCCATAGTCTACAGACAGTAATACAGCATCAAAAGTAGAGATGCTTGTACCATTAACCGTCATATTCATTATAAGCTCACCTTCCTCTTGATTAATTTACCAGCTTCGGTCATGAAGTAATCAATATCCTGTTGATTTGCAAATTGATAACTTCCATTGAAATTAATTGTTGTATTATTAACAGCACCAGGATTCTGTCCTTCCATAATCTTCTGATACTGATTAGCTTGTGCGGCGGTCAGTACCTATTCGCCTTTATGGAGCTCGGCTATATACCCATCATAGGGGACTTCCCGCAAACCAGTTCTGTGAGAACCCCTTACTTTATCTTTTACCCAAGATACAGCATTAGATATAGTATTTTTCAACCTACTAACGGCACCACTAGCCCAGTCTGTAATGTTATCCCAAGCATTACTTAATCCGTTTTGGAATGTATCTATTACATCAGAAGCTATATCGCTTAAATCTGTATCTCCAAGCAACTAGGTAATCTCGTCCCATTTATCTTCTGTTTCAACTTTAGCATCATCCATCTCGTCGGTAATAGTTTGATTCATTTCCTCAAACTTTTCTTGAGTATCATCAAGCATACCTTGCTGGATTACACCAAACGCATCTTGTAACTAAGATAGAGTATCTTCCGCACCCGTAGCACCTTCATCAGCATTTTGAAGAATTGTAGCACAGATACTTTCAAATTTCTCTTTAGTCTCTTCATCACAGTCTGTTAAGTAAGTATCAACATACCCACTAATCAATTCAAACTGTTCATCGACGTCCATAGCGCCCTGTTCAGCATTGTCTACTATTGTTCTAGAAATTTCAGTCCAGTGTTTTTCTGCATTTGTTAAATTCTCTTGAAGATCCTTTAACATTTGCTCTTTCATTTCTTTACTGGTCTTTTCAACTTCTTCGTGAGTATCGGTAAAGTTACCAGTAATAACTCCCTTAATTCCTTCCCATACCTCATCAGTATTATTAGTAATTAAGTCCCAAGCATCAGACAGTGTATCACCAATAGTAGAACCAATGTTTCCTATTTTATCAAAGATGCTTTCTTCATTATCCTCAATGCCTTCTTGTAGACCCTGCATCATATACTCGCCTTGTTCTGCCATAACAGTAGAAGGAGAGTTGATACCAAACAGGTTCTTAATACCGCCTACGATACCATCAAAGATACCAGTAGCCAAATCCCATAGCATACCTGGGAGTTTAGGAATCAGAGATAATAAACCATCAACAAGAGAACCGATAATTTCTACACCAGTTTCAAAAATATCTGGTAGGCTATCCATAATACCAGTTACTAAACCGGTAATGATTTCTGGTACTGCTTCAATTAAAGTAGGAATAGCTTCAATTAATCCTGTAGCCAATCCTTTAATAATTTCAAGTGCTCCAGAAATTAAAGAAGAAACATTTTCCGCAGAAGTTAGATTAGTAACAAAAGAAGTAATAAGTTCTGCGGCTGTGGTGATCAATGTCGGCAGATTTTCTCCAATACTAGTGGCTAGTTGAGAAACCATCTGCACAGCACCATTTGCTATTGATGGAGCATTGTCAATTAGATATTGAGCAAAACCAGTAATTACAGAAGTAGCTGTACTTACCAGGTTTGGAATATTCTCAATGACAAACTGACCTAACTGAGAAATAAGTGAAGTAGCCGCATTAGCTAAGCTAGGCCCATTCTCAGTTATAAAATTACCCAATGTAGTAACTAACTCTTGTCCTGTCTATTTAATTGAATCAAAATTATCTGAAATTCCTTGTAATAGTGCTGTTAATAATTGTAAACCAGCTTCTAACAAAGAAGGAAGTACTTCAGTAATAATTGAACTTAATCCTTCAATTACTCTTGGGATAATTTCTGGAATTGCTGTAGTGATATTTTCTAGGATTTGCTGGACGGCAGGTATAATGTTACCAAGAGCAGTCTCAACTGAATCCATAAGCTCATCTACAGATTCCCCAATGTCCGCATTTCCTTTACCTAAGTCAGTAATTAGGTTTTCCCATGCGGACTTCATAGAGTTTACGCTACCTTCAATCGTAGTTGATGCCTCTGTTGCTGTAGTACCAGTAATACCCATTTCAGTCTGGATAATATGGATAGCTTCAGTTACATCAGCAAAGGAGTCGATTGAGAGGTTAGCCATTTCGCCATTAGCCTCTTTTACTCTGTTAGCGTCCTCAATAAGACGCTCCATCTCTTCCTTAGTACCACCATAACCTAATTTAAGGTTATCAAGCATGGTGTAGTTTTGTTTTGCAAACCCTTGATACGCATTTTGAATAGACTCCATAGAGGTGCCCATTTTATTTGCGTTATCAGACATATCAATAATAGCCTGATTAGCATATTCTGCGGCAGAGGCTGTATTACCGTTTAAACTCTAAAGTAGAGAAGCGGAGAAGCTAGTTACAGTCTCCATGTACTGGTTAGCAGAAATACCCGCAGTTTGATATGCCTAGTTAGCGTATGCCTCAATCGTACTTGCGCTACTTCCAAATAGGGTTTCAACACCGCCTATTAACTGCTCATAAGAAGCATAGCTGTTAGTTGCTGCGACCGTTAAGCCCGCAACCGCAGTAGTAGTAGCCGCAACCGCTGTAGCTGCGGCTTTGAATCCTGTTGAGATTGCTCCTCCTACTGCATTGGCGACTGACCCTAGAGGGCCGCTCAAGCTACTTGCAAGACCGCTAACTGTATTAGTAGCCTCTGACGCATCAGCTTTTATATGTAATACGAGCTCGCCTAAATCTAGCATTGTCAATTCCCACCTTTACCAAATCGTTTTCGTAAGGCTTCTTTGTTCGGAGTAGTCTGAGTTAGTAACCAACATTGCTCTAGGTATTCCTATCCTTCTTTAGTCTAACTCATTTTATCTACGAACGCATCCCTCGCCAAAACCTTAAAGGTATAACAATCTAGCTCAACTACATCATTGAAAGAGAGAAGAGTATATTCACTCACCAATCTTATTGCTTTTGTTGGACTGTCAAGGTAAGGTTTATACTCTTCATCAGTAGCAGGCAAAGATGGGATTATTATTCCCCCAGTGTTTTGGCGGTTGTGTTAAAGTAGTCCTTAATTACTAGCATCATAGTTTTAAGATCCAGCATTTGCTGAATTTGATCCTCGGTATAGACTTTACCCTGAGTATTTAAATTGAAAATCTCTGTAAGAACGGAAGTAATACCATTAAGTGTGGCAATAGGATCTGTTTTGCCAATATTCTGAATATCCATCAGTTTCATCAATAGCCCTTGAGTTGGGAGCTTCAAAGTAAGAATTTCACCATCGGGCATTTTAATCTCATAAAGAGTATTTTTATTAGTCATAGTAGTTAGGTCTAACATAGTTATATTCCTCCTAAAAATTTGTTATAATAAAATAAGGGCCTGCTCACTAAGGAGCAGGCCCATTAAATCATCCGCCAGTTACAGAACTATCCTCTTCCTCGTAAATAATGAGGGTTCCGTTACTGTCAGCAGGCTGGGCCTTAAATTCAGCATTAATTACAGTTTCCTGGTCTTTGGCAAAGGCCATTTCAAAACCAGCCTCGTTACTACCAACAATAGTAATACGAATGTCACCGTCAACATCATCTGTATGAACAAAGCGGATTACATATTGCTGACCAGAGTAGTTAGCAATACCACCAATCTTTACAGTACGCTTGCCGGCTTTGGTCTCGTCTACTGTGGCAGTAGAAGTTAATTTTGCAAGAGTACCGCCATTCCAAGTCATGATACCAGAGCTCAGAATAACTTCCTCTTCAGTTAAATATTTCTTAGAGACTAGGCCCAGATCGTCTTTAGCCTCATAGAAAGTTGGGGTATAAGTTAAAGTAGCGCCGCCCTGGATTAAACCTAAGAGATTAGCATCTGCTTCAAGAGTAGCACTCTCAGGAATGGTTCCAGTATAAGCAGTTACATAAAGTTTTCCGCTACCTAAAACGATTCTTTCTGTATTAGCCATTATAGCTTACCTCGCTTTTCTAAGTAATATAGAGATACAGTATTGTGTGAATTGTCTTTGTATCATAGTCATAAATCTAACCGCCACCATTTAAATAACACTAATTGTATCCTAGTTTGCTCTAATCACCAACGGTAACAAGAGCAGAAAGAATTGCGGACTTGGCGGTCTAAGACGCCGCAAGGGTCTTAGTGATAATCCTTAATTTTAGTTTGGTTACAGCAACCGCCCCACTATCTGAATATGGTACTATTGTATAAGTTACACAATCCTCGATAGTGTCTGAGAAAAAAGGTCTGACTGGAAGGCCGGTTGCTTGTTCTATTGCTTTAATAATTTGTTCCATTATATCAGCCCCTGAAATAATTGAAGTATTCTATCTCTATTCTCGTCCCCGGCGGATTCTAAGAATGGTGTTCTGGCCTCTACATAAGGAGCATATTCAACATTTGTCCCTACTAAACCTTCTACTTCATTACCATCTTTTTGCACTTGATAAGTAAGGCTTCCTTGTAATCTACCGGTATCAACTGGACATCTCTACTTAGCACTATCTTGAACTAAGACACAGGCTTCTTTCATTTTTTGCTCAAGCTTTTGCTCAAGTTGCTAGATAACCTCTTTATCTTTTATTTTAATCTCATAATCAGCCATGTTGGTATTCCTTTAAATATAAGAATCTTTCTCTCCCAGCTTCAACAATAAATCTTACCTCATACTTATTATCAATTAAATCTCCTATCTATGGGAGGGTTGAGAAGGTGGTGGCGATATACTCGCATTGTGTGACACTTATATCATTTTTAGTGTTAAAAGCATGAGTATTTAAGCTGAGAAATAAAACAGCCGAACCAGATTCAATGTAAGTAGATATTTCCTAATTATAGCTATCAGTAGTTCCTTGTGGCTTATAAACTGTGTATTTCTTAGATGCTGAATTAAACATTATAAAAGAACTATCCTTTTAGCTCTTCCACCAGCCGTTGCCGCACATTGATCTAATAAATTAGTAACAAGAGCAGAATAGCCTGTGGTAGAGAAGGTTTCTGTAAGTCCAGAGAAAGATTTAGAACTAACTCCTTCTGAACCTAATTTGTTCCAGTCCTCTATTACCATTCTTATGATAATAGTGTCATAGTCAGTTGAATATTCATCTAAGCCACAATAAAGAAGCAAATAAGCCTTAGCATTATTTATCAATAGAGAAATGAGTTCATCCTAGCCATCTGCGGCCGGGCCGAGGAGTAGCAGTATTTTATCAAGCATAATATCTCCTCCATAGTTGGGAGATTGGTCAATCAACCAATCTCCCTATCAAATTAACCAGCAGCAGCAGCGTTCTTATCTAACTTAACAACCTTCTTGGCGTCAGTAAGAGCAACAACATTGACAGTGTTAGCAACCATAGTAGTAGCACGCTTCTCAATGTCGCGGTCAGTTTCAACGCCATAGCCCTTCTTCATAAATACTGTGACAGCTTCCTTAGTAGCCAGATAAGCGGTACCCTGAGCCAGAAGAGCAGAAACATAAACGGGAACGCCGCAAACAGAACCAAGACCAGAAGTATTGGTATTATCCTTCACATACTGACTCTTAGCAATAGCATCCTTAATCAGAGTCACATAGTCAGCTTTACTAACAAGCAAGAACTTATTAGAAGCATTAATAGTCTCGTCATCAGGGAAAGTAGCAAGAGCATCAAGGACAGAAGCCACAGTAGGAGTCCAAGAATTGATAACCTGAGTAGCCTTAGCCATTTCAGCAATTACTTCCTTATTCAGACTATTGGTAATAGCAGTAGGAAGCTGGCCAATAACAGAATCAATAGCAGTAGGATCAGCCATACCCTGTTCATCGTAATACTTAGCAGTAGCCTGGAGAGTATTTACACGGTAATCAGCCTCGGTAAAGTCAGTACCCACATAAGTAGTATTGGCATTACCCATAGCCAGTCTCTCAGCCGCACCAGAAGGAGTATAAGTGCGGACACTAATCTGCATACCAGGTGCGGCAGAAAGAGAATAATCAACAGTAGCGAAGTTCATCATATCAAGAGCAGTGTTAAGAGCGCTCTTAATCTTAGTCTGAACAACCTCATTATCAAATAAATTAATGTCACTAACACCATTAGCGGTCTTAGTGGTATTATAAATAGTAGCCATTTAAAAAACCTCTCTTTATTTTAAATTTGCGCCAGTCGTCTATAAAGCTCGGGATCGCTCTGCTTTAACTCTAGCATTTCCGCATAAGACAACTTAGCAAACTCGTCTTGAGTCATTTGTTTCTTCACAGCAACGGATTTCTTAGGTGTAGAACCCGTCATTCTTTTCTCAACTTCAGCCTTAACACTAGCCTTGAAAGCTTCCTCCAAAGTCTTAATGTTTGCGGCCATAGTATCAGCATCTTCCGCAACAATAAAGTCAACAAGAGCCAAAGATAAGCCCTTGTCCGCAAGAATCTTACTGGCCTCATTCTTATTTTCCATCAGTGCCAGTTCTCTTTCTTTTGCTGCTATAGCTTCTTCTCTCTGCTTAAGCTGATACTCATACTGTTCTTGCTCGTTCATTTGAGCTAGTTTTTGAGCCTCCCGAACCCTTTGTTCATTTTTCTTTTCGGCCTTTTTAAGAGCCTCTGTTACACGTCTATCTCCTTCTCTTTGGAGTAGAGCTTGTACTTCTTCTTCTGTATAAGTTTTCGGGGTGTTATTCTCTTGACCCTCAATATTCTGAGTTTCAGTTACTTTATTCTCTTCCATATTAAAATCTCCTTTTAGTTTTATTCTTTTGAAGAATAACCCTAGTTACTATATTAAAGAGTTATAGCTCTAAGACTATCCCTCACTGTTCTATTATATCTTAAAAATTGAGTTAGGTCAATAATAAATATTTGTCCAAAAAAATTTTATTCCGCAAGATAAAGTTCTGCCATTAGTTGTTTTAACAGAGCTTCTTTTTCTTGTTCCTCAGCAAGTCTTTGATTTTCTTCCTGAATAGCTAAATACTCTTCTTCTGTAATTTCAATGTATTTACTGATAGGTAAGTCAGAGCAGACTAGAACTGTACCATCGCCATTCTTATAAAAATACATCATGCACCACTCCTTAAACTATAAATAGCCGCTGCATAGGCTCTTTTAGCTAACATATAACCTTGTTGTATTTCAAAAGGCCCCTGTTCAGAAGAGTGAAGTTCTGTAGTATAGAAATATATAGAATGATCTTCTGCCTTGTAAGTTATCCAACCAAAACTTTTATTATAGGAGGCGCTCCATCCTTTATACCCTCTACCAAAATCAATTCCTTGATAGATGCTAGAGGAGTAACTACTCATATAAGTGCCAAGACAGGCATAATAAATATTTCCTTCTCCATCTTGAATAGTTCTCTTGTAGAGGTCTGGACAGAATATATAAACAATATGTCTAGGCGTATTAGTAGCAACAGAACTATTATTATTTCCACCAATACCAATAAGAAATTTAATATCTTCAAAAGTAATAGAATCAGGTAATACGATACTGCTATTGACAGAACTTCCGCTTTCCCACCAACCATTACCATAGTCTGTAGTATTGGTAATGAAGTCTAATGCACCGCCTCCTGTAGGTAGAGCACTAATTGCGGCTGCTATCTCACTAGGCTTATATGTAGTCTCTGTGCCGTTCTTAGCTCTAATGGCATCAGCAATAGCAGAGTAGTATTGGTTATCAGTTGTAACAATAGCCATCAGTAATTCACCTCATCCCCATCAGGTAAAGCTGCTAATACATCATTAACAATTTCCTGTTTGTCTGCGGCCGTCCAGTAATCCGTTCCTTTAATCGGGGTATATCCATCCTGACCTGCGGGTCCCTGAGGTCCCTGGTCGCCTTGAATACCTTGCTCGCCTTGAATACCTTGCTCGCCTTGAATACCTTGCTCGCCTTGAATACCTTGCT